ATGCCAATGCTCATCATGTATACCTACCTTGGATTAGGCGCTCTATTTGTTTTCAGTGCAACGTTTATGATCGGGAAGTATTTGTTTCACAAGCAAAAGCCAAAGCTGTTTGTTTCCGGAGTGTGGTGGGGAAAGTGGGAGCAGGCACTAAAGCCTGACGAAGACGACAAATGGGAGCAGTTACTATCACGAGCAGGAAGGCCTTTTGGATGGGGAAAACCGGAGTGGGTGTTTCTGCAATTGTTGTCTGGAAGTACCGTTTGCATCCTGATTCTTATGTGGGTCGTCGTAAGTCGAATGGAATCATTCCCCCTTCTGTCGATGTGTCTGGTATCTGCAGGGAGTTATATGCTGCCGTACATGGGCTTAAAGATGTGGGCAAATCACAGAGAGGATATGCTGAGTACAGATATCGCCAGATTTATCAATCGCTATGTAACCCTTCTGGAAAATCAGGTGCCCATTTACAATGCCATGGTCAAGGCAGCTAGACCGACTAGAAAGCTAAAGGAGTATATCCCTACTTTATCTGAGTGGAACAGAGACTCTAATGAGGCACTGGAGAGCTTTAAACGCAAAATCGGTGTCGACGACGGAATCATTCTCGTATCAAGTATGCGTACAATTGAAACGCTGAGCGAAGGACAAGTAAGTGCAACTATGCAACGAATGGAGTGGGCTGTCGATCATCGAAGAATGTTTCGTCATCGGAAAAAGATAAAATCTTTGGGGATCGGCTACACGGTTATTGTCTACCCGGCATTTTACATGGGTTTATTGGTAGCGATGTTCCCTTGGTATAAGCTGCTTACAGAAATTCTGGATAAATATTTGACCTGAGGAGGAGCAACTCATGACCAAGCTTTTATCTATCATCATGTGCATCGTTTTCTCTTTAGGAATAATCGTTTCTAGCTTGTCCGAAATAAACACATCGGTAGTGAGAGAGGACGGGCTGAGAGATCGAGCAGTTGGATGGATCGACAAAGCCATACCTTAAATCACGTATGAGAAAAGGGGAAATTCGAGATGTCGAAAATGTTCTTTATTTTGTATTAGGTCATGAAAAACAATGTAATATCAATGTTTTTCCCATGATATTTGGACGGGTTGCAAACATTTTGCAAACCTTTCGTTGACTAAAGTGCATTTTTCGAGTTAAAAATGACAGATTCTAATGAGTCAACTGCCTCTTTTTGCATGGTCATAGAAACATGGCTATATCGATCAAGAGTGATTCCGATATTGGCATGACCAAGTAGTTCAGAGACTACTTTGGGATGAACACCTTGTTCTAATAACAGAGTCGCCACGGTATGCCGCAAATCATGGATTCTGATATCTGGTAAACCAGCTTTCTCTAATATTCTACGCAATTTCCTTCGAACAGGAGTAGAAGAGTATGGTTGCCCATCCTCAGGACGGCAGCATACTAAACCATCGATATTATACGATGGACCAATTAATAGTTTTTTCTGCGCTTGTTCTGCTTTATGGCGGCGTAAGGGAGTAACCAAGCTTTCTGACAGAGAAATGATTCGCTCACTGCTTTTTGTTTTTGGCTCGGTGAGTCGATATTCGCCTTTGGTTCTCACCAGTTGCTGGCGGACATGGATCGTCTGTTTATCAAGGTCAATATCTTTCCAAGACAGTCCAACTATTTCGGCGTAGCGCATTCCTGTTGTCACAGCGAGTAGAATTAGGATGTATAGTTCTTCGCCATTGGCTGCTGTTACAAGCTGCTGAACTTGCTCTTTGGTTAACACTAGCGTTTCTTTCTTTTCGACCCGAGGCAGCTCAACCATTTGTGCTACATTGCGAGGGATAATCTGCCAACGGACAGCATTTTGTAAGGCTCTATGCACCATGCCATGAATGTGTCGAACCGACATAGGAGAAATACCTCCAGTGCGATACGTTGCGCCATTTTTCAGTAGATCGGCATACATCTTTTGAAGGTGCATCGTCTTGAGGTCTTTTAACTTTAAACGTCCAATAGAGGGTATGATATAACGATTTGCCCTTTGTACATAGATTCTGTAAGTTGTGTGACGTGTAGAGGTTTTGGCATAGTTTTCTAACCAATAATGCATGTACTCCGTCACTGTCATGTCAGTTGTGTCCACGAGAAGACCCGTTTGTATCTCGCGTAATTTTTCTATCATCGCCTGTTGAGCTTCTTTCTTGGTATTGAATCCCGAAAACCACTTTTGCCGACGCTTTCCAGTTACTTCGTCTCTAGGAAGCTCCACAACAAAGCACCATTTATCCCCGCGTTTCCTAACATGTCCTTTCATAAACATCCTCCTTACATCATGCAATGAATACATTCATTTGGAGTAATTCCTCCAAGTCTGCCACTTGAATAATCAGATGCTCTATATCCCAGTAATCAACACCACCGTCAATAGCGCGTTGTTTTAGAGGAGAGAGGAGAATACCAAACTTACCAGGCTTATCAATACTAAGGATCATGTCTCCAAGAGTCACCGTGATTGCCAAAGTATCCGGAAAGAAATCTTCGTTCCCAAGCGGTTCAAATGGGGCACTTACAGCAACAAATACCTTTTCTCTATCCCAAGGCAGCTCCCCCTTTCGAAAGCTGATCATGTACTTCTGCGGCAAAAGTTTATCATCGTGGTAGTCATGAAATACACGAATCTTCATCGAATAATTACTCCTTGTCCTTTTTGCATTTTTCGTTCAATCGCAATTCTAAATACCTCTTTAGCATCATCACACCAGTTGTCAGGACTTGCCTTCCTGTATCGATTACGCTCTCGATATATACATTCCTCTTCCCATCTGCCAGCACTAATTCGCCGCTTTATTTGCTCCCATCGCTCTTTTGCGAGCTCAAGAGAGACATTAAATTCGGAAGCTATCATGTAAACGTAATATCTTTCGTATTCTGGCATAGGTAGGGATTGAATCATGTAGTGTGGCATCATAGCATACTTAGCAAATTGTTCTGCCTGTTCTTCCAATAGGTCTTTGAACAGATCCGGAAAATTGGCTTGATCCCCCGAATGCCCCCGAAATAGGTGCCCAAGTTCATGGAAAAAATGCTTACGCTTATCGTCTCTCGACAGGTTTTTATCGATCACAATGCAACGAAAATTACCCTTTTCAAAAGAGAAAGAAGGAGCGTCTTCATACCGGAGTTTTATTCCCAACCTTGCAGCGATTAAATCTTCCTGTAGGTCATCTACTGTTTCAATTCCTATGGAACGATAGAGGACTGTGATTCGTTTTTCTAGTTCAGTTGGTTGGTAATAGTTCCATTGCAGCATGGGAGACCCCCTAGAAATGAGAATATACGTTCGTGTTTGTGGTGAAAAGAAAAGGCCGATAGGGGGCCTAGTGTTTTATAGTAGGTATTCGAGTCCATTGTTAGTTCTTTTTGTTTTCCTCGTCAGCTTCTTGTTCAAGAATCTCTATGAGCTTAAGAGCTTGTTTCCTTCTTCTCTCATCCAATTGATCCCACTTGTGATACATGATGGTTGTAAGTTCGTCTCCAGGATCGCCCTTCTTGAAGGAAGGGGGGGTATGGTTATCCTCATGCAGTATCCCAGCTCTTTCTAATAGCTCTTCATATGAAGTTGCTTTCAGATATTTGGACAAGGTATTTAAGGTTTCAGGGGTAGGCATTTGGGCGCCAGATTCAATACGTGATAACGTTGCAGTTGATATACCTGAATCTATACTCAACTGCCTCTGACTTCTGTATCCACTTTTTTCACGAGCTTTTGCTATGAAGATACCAAGCTCTTTAGCTTTGTCCATATATATCACCAAGGACATTTTATCACACCCATTACGTGTACGTAATAATAATTGCGTTACGTTAACGAAGAATTTTTTCTAAAAAGTATTGCGTCAACGAAGAGGTTAGTTTATATTGGTGTTACGAGGACGAAGAACAAGGTGGTGAAACAATGAAAAAAGTAACAGTTCGTCTAAACGTAAAAGCACTCGAAAAAGAACAAGAAAAACTGCGCGTAAATGATACTCAACTTGCAGCTATGATCGGTGTATCAGTTACCCAAATCTGGCGTGCCAAGCTTCCGGTTGAAGATCATAGACACAATTCTCCTGGACCAACATTTATAGCTGGCGTCATTAACGCATTTGGTGGGCCCTTTGAAAAGTACTTTTTTTTGCAGAAAGTTCTTCGTGGACGAAACAAAAATACAGCATGAAAGGAATGAATGCCTTGGTAAAAAATACGCCGGATCAAATCAACCTCGAATCTTTTCCGCCATTGCTCAAAATGGACGAGGTATCCCAAATATTACGAGTTGATCGCAAGTATGCTTACGAGTTGGCACGTCGGACCGGATTTCCGGTGATGAATATTGGAACAGACAAGCGCCCTATGCTCCGGGTTCCGAAAAACGGATTAATCAACTGGATTGAGCAAGAGTATGGCGTCAAGCTGACAGCTTAGTAATACAAAAGGAGGTATCCCATGGACTTCACAGAGATCAAGAAAATCTGTCGTACTGCCAGCGAACAAGAAGCGAATCAAAAGCTGGATGATGGCTGGGTATTGATCAACATTTTGAATAGCGGTTTCAACATTGAGTACCTCTTGGTAAGGAGCTAAAAAATGCGATCTGCACTGAGAAAAAGAACCCCCCTATGGTGAGCATCCAAGGGGGAATGTGGAAAGTGAGCATGAGTTAATTGTACATCGAAAATCGAATAGCAATGGTAAGGATGGTGCGAACAAATGAGCGACTTTGGTAGACGGTTAGGCCAGTCACTTCAAGAGGCTGGCATGACACAGTTGGCTTTCAGCTTTGAAGCGAATGTAAGCCGGGAGGCAGTTTCTTCTTACACAACGGGGAGAACTACAACGCCTCCCGATGTTAAGGCAAGGGCTGTGCAAGTGACAAACAATCCGTTTCTAGCTATGGCTGCTGCTTACGAATCCACATCAGGTACAAGCCCGGTCATTTTGGACGGCGACAATGTGGAGCTCAACAGGCATACAGTTGTTGCCAAAACGGTAGAGGAAGTCGAGGAGTTGCTACTAGCCATAAGGCGAGCCCAACCCATCCTTGTAAAGCCGCCGACCACATGGAGTACATCAGAGAAACATCAAATTGAACACCTGATCCAAGAGACATTGGATGTGGTTACATCCACGACGCATATGGCGGCAGTGATTACGAAAGAGTCAAAATTGGGCTGGATAACACAGTGGACGAAGCACAAAACGAAGCTTATGGGTAAAGGCTTTCTAAAAATGGTGAAGGGGGCAGGGGGTAATGAATGATCGGTACATGGTATTTGATCGAGAGCAGTTATTCATGGTGATCGGAGCTTTAGTGCAAGAAAAGATACGGATTCAGAAGAGCGATAAGGGGTACCAAGTGAAACGGATTATTCTCACGGCAAATACGCTTATCGAAATGTATTGCGGAAAACCGGGCTATTTGGATGAGGAACAACTTGAGCTAGCTGCTGGAGCGTTGGAAAGAGTTGTCGAAGAGCGTAGAGGGCTGGCTGACAATAAGGCATCACAGGCGCTATGGCTAGCTGATCGGATTCGAGAGGTTAAGGCAATACGAGAAAGACGATTTTTCAAAGCTCCTTATAAAACGGTGAAGGGCAAACGGATTGCGGTTCTCCTGAAAGCAAGCGAAGTTGCTGCCTATCTGAGAATAGAAAAAACCGCCCGCGGCGAACGGACGGCTTAGAAAAACATCGTAACGGAAGAATAGCATATCTTTCCGAGGAGGACAACCCCTTATGAAACCAGCACACATCCGTATTCAGGAGTTACAAAAAGAAGTGGCGAATTTGGTTGAGCTTCGAGAAGAAGCCAAATCAGAAATGAATAGCAATATGGACGAAGCAATATATTTCCGCAAAAAAGCAGTTGAAGCAGAAGAACGTATGCATGCTCGTCAGGAAGAAATTGACGCACGTCTTGCAGAAATCACCGACTTGGAGGAACAGGAGGTGTTAGTGCATGCGGCAAGTGCCTGATTTCGCGGGATATGTGGACCAAACGGAAGCAGTACGGCAAAAACAATTGGAGCAACTGGCGTTTGATCAGGATTCCGAAACGTTGGAGAAACAAGTTCGTGACTTGATGCAGGAGCTCGAAGACATTCAAGAGGAAGTCCGAGGCATTTGGGAGTTTAGGCGTGATTACTCCAACAGGGACAACCTCATGGCTCTACAAGAACAGAAACGGAGGCTGACCAAATGGGCGATGCAAAACGGATTGCAGAGCTAGATTTGAACCTCTGCCAAGCATCTGGAGAAATTGATTTGCCTGATAAGCTCATAGATGCAGCAAAGGCTTTCCGGGCAAGAGAGGCCCTTCCCCATTGGATTCATCGAGCAGTTGAGGCAGAAGAAAAGCTCGAAAGAGTGAAGGGGAAACTTCAAGCTATTGCAAGTTTAGTCTCAAGGTCATCAAGTCAGTCAAGGATTGTGATGGATGCTCTTAAAGAAATGCAGTAACGCGGGCTTCGGCCCTGCGTGGAAGATTCTGTGACCTCCTAGAATATGAGATCGCACGTGAGGGAGTCTTCCACGGAGGTTCGAACCTCTACGGATAAACCAGAAAATTAAACGGGAGGTCATTAACCATGAGACCAATCACATACAAAGGCTTCAAAATCCAAGAAGGAACAGACATCACGACTGGAAACCAAGTCTTCAAGGTTTACACGAAAGAAGAATGGGCATACGGAGAAGGTTTCCGGGCATACGAATGGGAGGCCTGCACACTGCAAGAGGCAAAGGAATTCATTGATTGTTATTGATGTTCAACAGAAGAAGTCGAAACCAGGGTCATCACCTTGGTCTGCCGGACTTGACCGCCCGGCACTGACGAGACAGGTCATAAATAGCGAGGTAGAGACGTGGCGTAGGCAAGGAACTACAACGGCTGCCGTAGAGGTTGGGACGGCGGCGCCTCGCGATCAAATCGAAAGGAGGGAATGTTTTGATCAAGACAGTTGAATTCCAAGGTGGAATGTATCTTTCAAACGATTTAATTGTTCTTCGAAGAAGGGAAAACTCTTTGGAAATTGCTCTTCCGTTTCATGAAGACACGCCGAATTTTGTCATGAGTATAGGTGAAGCTTATTCGCTCAAAAACGCACTTGATGAAGTCCTGAATGTAAGGCTGCTTACATGTGGGCAAAAGTAAAAGACCCAGCGTTACAGCGCTGAGTCTTCGGTCTTAAAGCACGATTGGGAATCAAGTTAATCGTAGCTTATCAAGTGATTTAACACAAGAGGGAGTGGTTCTGTGGGAGCTTTAAAACTGGTCTCCACGGAAAACATGCCGTATCAAGAATGGCTCCAGTTGAGAAAGAAAGGCTTGGGCGGATCAGACGCTGGCTCTGTCGCAGGATTTAGCAAGTATCGTTCTCCAATTTCCGTTTGGCTCGAAAAGACGGGTAAGGTTCAGCCCTCACAAGAGGAATCACAAGCAGCTCGGTTTGGGCGAAAGCTAGAGCCAGTTGTCGCTGATGAATTTGCTGAACGAACTGGATTAAAAGTCGAGCCAATTCATGAAATGCTCCAACATCGAGATTATCCATTCATGCTGGCTAACCTCGATAGATTGATCTACGAGGACGGGAAACAAGGAGTCTTAGAGTGCAAGACTGCTGATAAATACTTCGCTTCTGAATGGGACGACGAAAAGATTCCCGACCATTATTACTTGCAAGTTCAACATTACCTCGCTGTGACTGGCCTACAGTTTGCATATATCGCTGTTCTGATCGGCGGCAATGACTTCCGACACAAGCGTGTTGATCGGAATGACGAGGTAATTTCCCATCTAATCAAAATCGAGTCTGATTTTTGGCGACTGGTTGAAGAGGATATTCCACCAGCCATGGACGGGGCTGAGACAACAGCAGAGATGATAAAGCAACTTTACCCAGAATCTAACGGCCAAGAAATCATCCTCCCCAACGAGGCAATGGAATGGCTTGAGCAGTATCACGAAGCAGCCGCAAGGATCAAGGAATATGAATTCCTGAAAACCGAAGCTCAGAACAAAATCATGTACGCCATGAAAGATTACGCCATTGGTTGGATTGGTGAGAAAAAAGTTACACGGTCAGTAATTGCTGAGAAGCAAATGAACTTTGTAAAAAAGGCGCATACACGGCTTTACCTACCAAAATCATCATAGGAGGTCGAATGGATGGGGAACCCGCAAGATATGGCTGGAAAGCTTGCCGAACGAACAGGTAACAACTCTCCTGAGAAAAAGGAGACAACGATTTTTGATCTGATTGAGTCCAGAAAGAACCAATTTGCTCAAGCCGCTGGGAACAACATGGATGTAAACAAGTTCCTACGGATCGCAACATTCTGCATTAGAACAAACCCTACGCTCATGAAATGTAGTGCTCCATCGCTGATGTCTGCATTGATGCAGTCGGCTCAGCTTGGTCTTGAGCCAGGAGTATTAGGACATTGCTACTTAGTCCCTTTTTGGTCAAACAAATTAAAGTCTTTCGAAGCTACATTCATTATTTCGTACAAGGGCATGATTGAGCTGGCTAGACGGAGCGGTAACATCCAATCAATCGCTGCTCGAATTGTTTATGAAAATGATGATTTCCAATTTGAATACGGCTTGGAAGAAAAACTGACTCATAAACCTTGCGTAAATGGCGAAAGAGGCCAGATGAAATTGGTTTACATGATCGCTCATTTCACTGGTGGCGGTCATTACATCGAAGTGATGAGCAAGGCGGAAATCGATACTGTCATGATGTCCTCAAAGTCGTATGACAACAGTAAAAAACAGGCGACAGGCCCATGGAAAGACCACTATGAGGAAATGGCAAAGAAAACGGTTATCCGTAGAGCTTGGAAGTACTTGCCTATCAGTGTTGATGATGCGCGTGTAGTCGAACAAGAAGGCACTGTGAAGCATGAGATAGCAGAAGATATGTCAACTGTCGCTTGGATCGATGCGGAAGCATACGCGGTTGAGGAAGATCCAGAGCACCAAGACGCAGATAATCAGGAGTCGGGGTCAGCGACAAATAACGAAAATCAAGCAGACTTATTTTCCCAAGGTTAGATTGGTGGGATGACGCCAAGTGAAAGGTCAAGAATATGATCTGCGGTTCATGCGCTGGAAGGTCTCAAAAACCTTTCAACGCGACGGTGAAGATTGGGCGTTATTGATAGGGAGGGGCAGACGAAAACTCCACATGTGGGAAGTGCCCTATTCCTTTCTGGAGATTGTAAGTCATCGAAGAGTGTCATGAGAGGGGGCAGGGGATGGGCATAGCAGATTACGGGACAACGGGGTTTTTTGTCCTCCCTCGTTCATCCTGGCGGTCAAAAAGGGACAAGCTGCTGTTTTATGACTTAGTAGAACAGGCGAACTACAAGGATACGGCTGGATGTAAACGGGGGCAGCTCATCACCTCTACCCTCCAGTTGTCCAAGGATACAGGATGGACAGAGAAGCAAATCAGAGGTTCATTGGAATATTTGAAGCAGAAAGGACTCATTTCAATAGAGTCTTTCAAGGATCGGAAGAAGGGAATGCGTATCACAATCCTCCCTTACAACGAGTTCCAGGACCTCGATTTTTACTCAAAAAAGGGCGAATTAAAAGGCGAATTGAAGGGCGAATTCGAGGGCGAATTGACGCCATCGGAAAAACCAGCAGTACCAAGGGTTGAAGGCACATCAAAAAAGGGTGAGGGCGAATTGAAGGGCGAATACAAGGGCGAATTTGAGGGCGACTCTTTAACTACAGTATTAACTACAGATAAACAACAAAAAGATTTAAAAGACTTACCCGAGCAGTTGTCGAGCTCAGAACATGTAGAGACCTTTGTTGACTCGCAAATGCTCGTCAACCCGATATCCTCTCTCCCAAGAAAATTGTTTGTTGGATACTTCAACACTATTCGCTTAAAGAGAGCAACAGGCCGGATTGCAACAGGCAAGGCAACAAAGATATGGGACAAGCTGTTGTCCTATTGGCAAAACGAGAAATTAGCTCAGACGCCGGACGGTAGGGCAGCGATCATCCTATATGCTCTCAGCCTTCATGTCATGAAGTTTGATGACAAACAGGAGGAATACACATACGGCATTATTCGACGGACCACAGAGCATGAGGCTCGTCAGAAGATGCTGAAACTCAGGAATCAGGGAGGTGCTGGGCGTGAGATCGCTGCAACAGGTACTGACTCAGGGCGAGCAGAGTATCACCAAAAACGCCGAAGTTTCTAAGCCACCAGCAAGGCAGTGTCCTCATTGCAAAGCATTACTTGAGCCAGTTCAGATCGAGCTACTTGGTCAAAATCGCTGGGGGACAGTCACTTGCCCTTGCGAGACAAAAGCCAGAGAAGCCCATGAGGAAGAAAAACGGAGGCGCGAATGGTTGACACTTTGCCACGAGTTCACAAGCAGAAACAAACTGCTTCCAAAGGCAACGCTAGGAAACTACGACAATCGCAAGGGATGCGACAATGCCATTAAGATTGCGAACAACTTTGTTGATACATACATCGAATGGCAAAGCCAGCGCCCAGGTTTGGGACTATATTTCAACGGACCCAATGGGCTAGGGAAGACGCATCTTCTCACTGGGATGTACAAGGCGCTGATGAGTCAGAACGTTTCGGCAGTGTTCATGACCACCTATCACATGTTCCAACGATTCAAAGAGGTTGGCAAGGTCAACGATTACGAGTACGAAAAACGCCTTTTGAAGGTGTTGTATGGTTGCGAGGTGCTGCTTCTGGATGATGTAGGCGGTGAAGTGCCATATGACTCACGGGCTGAGAAACTACTCGATGTAATCAACGCGCGGAGCCAGAAGAGACCCATTATCTATTCGAGCAATTTTACGACGGGAGCGCTCGAACAGTGGATGGGGAATCAAGGAACGAGAATCGCTGATCGCATCTTGGAGAATGCCATCACAATTACGCTGGATGGTGAAAGCAACAGGGGGCTGATTAACGATAAGCACCATGACTGGCTTGCTGGAAGGGTGAAGGGACTTGGATAATGCTGTCGTACAAACTGAAACCTTGAGCCACGTGCTTGTAAATAATCAGGCTGAACAGAGTGTCATTGGAACTATGTTCCTGAACGAAACCTATTTTCCACTGGTCTACTCGATTTGTAAGCCAGAGGACATGCATTCGCCGCACCACAGGCAGATATACCAAGCCATGGTTGGTCTAAAACAAGAGGGCAAACCAATCGATCTTGTAACGGTGACAGCGCATTTACAGGACAACAAGCTGCTCGATGAGATCGGCGGTGTAGCTTATCTCACGGAGATAGCCAGTTCCGTTCCGACTGCTACAAACAGCGAATACTACGCGAATATCGTTCGTGAGAAGTCCAACCTTCGAAAGATTCACCTCGCAGCACTTCGGATACCAAGCCTGATCGAACAAGAGGTCAATCTTGATATGGCGGTTGAGTACCTGGAAAAAACATTGCAAGAGGTCGTTGTAACCTCCCACGGCAGAGGATTCCGGCAAACAAAGGATGTTCTGCTGAATGTCTACGATTCCATTGAGCAAAACGCGAATAGTGGGGCTGGCGAGGTTACTGGAATGTCAACTGGGTTCACGGACTTGGATCGGATTACGAGTGGGCTTCAAAGATCAGATTTAATCATTGTCGCTGCCCGTCCATCCGTAGGCAAAACGGCATTCGTTCAAAACATAGCCCAGCGTGCAGCAGCAATTTCTGCTGATCCAGTTGCTATCTTTTCGCTGGAGATGAGTGCGGAGCAATTAGTACAGCGCATGATCAGCTCAGAGGCCAATATTGAGGCTGATCGGCTACGCACGGGGCAACTGGAGGCAGGAGATTGGGAAAAGCTCACAGGGGCAATTGCGAGCCTCTCCAAGAAACCCATTTTTATCGACGATACTCCTGGTATTACGGTAAGCGAGATTAAAGCCAAATGCATGCGACTCAAGAATGAACACGGCGGGCAATTAGGCGCTATCATGATTGATTACTTGCAGTTGGTTCGCTTACGAGCAAAGGCGAGCAGTAGGCAGGAAGAGGTATCAGAAATCTCGCGTACCCTAAAAGCCATTGCCCGCGAGCTCGATGTGCCAGTTATTGCACTGTCTCAGTTGAGCCGTGGAGTAGAACAGCGACAAGACAAGCGTCCGATGATGTCTGATATCCGGGAGTCAGGCTCGATTGAGCAGGATGCCGATATCGTAGCGTTCCTGTACCGCGATGACTATTACGACAAGGAGTCAGAACAGAAAAACATCGTCGAGGTCATTATTGCAAAGCAACGAAACGGTCAAACCGGAACGGTAGAGTTGGCTTTTCTCAAGGAGTACAACAAATTTGCTAACTTGGCACCGCGTCAATTGACCATGGTGGATGTACCGAATGACCACGAACAGGACGAGGAAGACACGCCGTGGCGGAGATAGTCAGCGGACTCCCTGGATCAATTCCGGTCAAGGTGCCAATACCAAGTCGCTTGCTTTTGATAGAAGACGATAAAGAACGATCGGCTGCCATGAGGAAATGGTGGGAAGCATATGCAGCCAGATATCCGGAATTCAAAGCTGACCGAAGAGATAAAAAGTTCGTTTACATGGTGAGGCGAGGAGGAGAGCAGCAGTGAAGAAACGGAAGCGCCCGACAGCTCGACAGAAACACGAGATCGAGCAAAGAAAACTCAATCCCGAAAACTGGTTTGTGGAACGTGATAATTCAGAAGTGTTCGTCATCATCCACCGGGTATCAGGAAAGAAACGGACATTCAAGAAAGGGGCATAAGCGGTGCAACGATTGATTATCCCCTTGCTGATGGAGAAGAGACGCCGCAATCAAACGACAAAAAAAATGGAGAATATCTGGGTCGTCCCTTCTTGGAATCATCTGTACACCATCGTCAATAATGCACCAACTCTCGGTAAGTGGGGAGAGCTTTATAAACAGCGTGTGGCAGAGGCTGCTCTCGAGTGGGCCATGGATAACGATTGGGTGATGATTGAGACCAGAAAGGTTATTCTTCGGACCTGGATTTTCTGGAACGACGCACGAGAGAAAGATTGTCACAACACCGATAAAGCCTGGGCCGATGCTTTTGAAGGGATACTCTACAGAAACGACAGTCAGGCATTAATTCAATATCAGGACTTTCAAATTGATCGTGCAAACCCACGTATCGAAATAGAGCCGATTGTTGGCGGTCTGATCATAAGAGACACGCCAGCACGAAAAAACAAGCCATCAAAAAATCAAATGGCTATTGAATTCTAATTCAAGGGAGAGTGTGGAAAATGAGCAATCAAGCACAATTTACGGCAATGGTAAAGAAAATGGCAACGGATGATAAAAAAATGGTGTTGAGCTTGGAGTTGGTCGGGAACATCGAGCCAACTTCGCTAGTGAATGTTCTGGATATGATCGGTGAAAAAGTGACAGTAATCATGGGTAATCCTCAAATGGCTATGAATTTCGATGAGAACGAAAGAGAGGAGCGGCAGGGTCTATCTTTTACGACCGACCTATCTGGCGTGGTTACAGAGATTAAAGGTGGCGCTGGCGAGGATGACCATTCACCCGAGGATACGGATAACGAAAAGGAAGATGGGGGAGAGGAAGGCGACGGGGACGGCAGTTCCACAGAGCCGGGCGATAACCTGGGAGACTCATCAAGCGAACAAGAAGGTGACGGGAACGGGAGTCCAAGTATTTCGGAAGAAGAGGCGGATAGCTTCAATGAGTCCAGCGAAGAAGGAGAAAGCGGGACTGCCGATGACGGGGCAAATGAACCAGAGAAAAAGGGCGAGACGGTAGTCGCGACTGACAAAGAAAAGCTTGAGGCGTTCATTTTAAGCGGACAAGCCCCTGCATTTGAAGAAACGGAATATGACTTCCCTGCATTGCTTGCAAGAAAACAAAATGGCGAAACGTGGATTAAGATTGCATCGTCCATCGGCACCTCTTCCTCCAAACTCCAAACGGCTTGGTCCAAATACAAGAAACTCGTTGCTGAACATATGGCAAAAAACGGTGAGGAACCGGGGGCAGCGTAAAGCTGCTCCTCTCCACAAGAAAGGCGGGATCATATGACAGCCGTTAAACCAGCGCCAAACCATCCTTGGAGACGAAAATTTATAGCGACAAGTCAGGAAAACGAATATATCAAGCAGTCCATCGTTAATCCACAGGTGAACAACTGGAAAGTAGGCGGAGCATTGCCGTCCTGGAACGGGAGGAAATAAGGCTACTCAGGATATCGGCGTCCATGACTACCAAAAAGTTCGTGGACGTCTCCATACACACGAACAGGAAGGTCTGGAAACACGATGGCAACATGACCAGCATCAAGCTGTAAACGGTCGGAATCTTGTTCAATGGCATAGGGAATTTCCATTGCTTCTAGGGCGTCCTTGAGGTAACTGACCTCTGACCAAGGGACCGAGTAATAAAACGACTTTTCCATACGAAACACTCCTTTGCCCCATGGTAACACAGGAGGTTCGGACAAAAAACAAAAGGGTGGGTTGAGAAATGTATGATCACGACTTTGATATGGATGAGAATTACGGGTTCAATACCCAGTTGAATGAAATGATTGATCAAGAAGTGGAAAAGCGTCTGGAGGCAAAGGTTAATGGGTACCATGCAACGCTTGAACGAGAGAAAAGGGTGGTCCAAGTTCAGCATGATCAGCAGAAAAAAATCCGTGAGATTGAGCAGCAACTGAAAGATGCTGAAAAAACCTTTTTCAAACAGGGTGCAGATCAGACAAAACGGGAGCTGATGGGTGGTTTCAAGCCAGGTGATAAGGTTTGGTTTGCTAAAGAAGATTGGACTATCAGCATTTGTGACACATGCCAAGGTAAAGGCAGTCTGGAGGTTATGTCTGTCGCATTACCTGAACCACTCACAGTAACATGCCCTAATTGCCGAGGGAGTAGATCTAAGAAAGAAAATACGTTTATTTCAGAACAGGGGACGATATGCGAAATCAAGATACACATGCGGGCACAAGGAAGGTGTTTTGAAAGTACTTTCTACATTGAACCAGTGGGATTTAGATCAAATATTGATCCTTGGAAGCGAAATCACACAGAAATTTTCCATACAGAGGAAGAATGCCAGCGTTATGTAAATGACATTCTAAATCCTCCGGTCCCACCAGAAAATGTTAAATAGGGAGGGGCAGAAGTGAATAAGACCGTGAATGTCCTCTCGGTATCAGGCGGCAAGGACAGCGCCGCAATGTGGATTTATGCAACAAAGGAGTTGGATGTGGAAGTGTTACCAGTCTTCGCAGACACAGGCCATGAACACCCGTTGACATACGAATACCTGAACTACCTTGAACAACAACTCGGACCGATCAAGCGGGTAAAGGCAGACTTCACCGAGCGGATCGCCAGGAAGCGCATTTATGTACAAAACCACTGGACAAGGAAATTAACCTTAGATGTTGAGGGCCACTGGTACACAGAACGAATTGAAGACGATGAAACAGAACGAGAGCCAGTACCAAAATGGGAACCGGAAGATAAAGCAGTCGAAGGCTTGAAAATAGGGGGTTGGATATGGCAACCGTTCCAGAAAGGCATGACTGAAACAGAGGCTACCTTTGTGGTGGAACGTGCATTGACTGTACTTCACCCAACAGGAATACCATTCCTTGACCTATGCCTTTGGAAAGGGCGCTTCCCATCGACGAAAGCAAGGTTTTGCACTCAGTTCTTAAAGGTTGAGGTCATCCAGGAGCAAGTCTACGAACCATTATTGCTGGAAGGGAACGACATTGTGAGCTGGCAGGGTGTACGGGCAGAAGAGAGTCGGGCGCGAGCGAACCTGCCCGAACGTGAGGATGGGAAAGGCTTCTCGGTTTATAGGCCGCTGATTCACTGGAAGGTAGACGATGTATTTGAAATGCATCGGCGTCATGGCATCGATCCGAATCCATTATACAAGCTCGGAATGGGCCGTGTCGGATGTATGCCATGCATCAATTGCAGTAAAAGCGAGCTGTTTGAAATAGCCCGAAGGTTTCCGGAAGAAATTGCGCGAGTAGCTGAGTGGGAACAATTGGTCAAGTTGGCATCGAAACGCGGGGCGGCAACCTTTTTCCCCACAGCTCACGGTCAAGGCAATGGAATCCACGAATGGGTGGACTGGTCCAAGACTTCATATGGTGGGAAGCAGCTTGATCTTGTCAAAGCAATCGAATTTGAAAACGTGCCAGCGTGTTCCAGCGCTTACGGTCTGTGTGAGTGAGGTGGCATCATGGCAAGAAAATTTCACGAATTTGATTGCAGGTGTTGCGGCAAGCAGGGACACGAGAAACGCCGCATTGATCTGAAACGAAAATGCCCTTGGTCCATCATCGCTCACATGCAATGTGATTGTGGGAGCAAGTGGACGACATACATCCGGGATGAGAGCCGGATCACACCATTTGATGTGCTCGATGAGGACGAGGCCGAATACGAGGCAGTTTAACAAAATGCTCAAAATGAAAAAGGGCGGTGGTATCAGTGAAAATTTGTTATAGAGAGATCAACTTCCGATCAGAGAGCTTACGCTTGATTGAAATGGTGAACACGATCATTGACGAGTACCGGGAAATGGGATATTCCCTAACCCTTCGACAAGTGTATTACCAGCTCGTGGCGCGTGATATCATCCCGAACAACGAGCGTAGTTACAAGAATCTGGGCAATCTCATTTCTGACGGTCGCATGGCAGGGCATATCGACTGGCACGCTATCGAGGATCGTACCCGGAACCTGCGAGCCAACCCACATTGGGAGACGGCAGAACAGATTATTTACGGAGCAGCGAGCCAGTTCGCATATGACAAGTGGGAGGATCAGGATACTTACGTCGAGGTGTGGGTGGAGAAGGATGCCTTGGTTGGAATCGTCGGTCAGATTTGCAGCAGAATGGATGTACCATACTTCTCGTGCCGTGGATACGTGAGTCAATCGGAAATGTGGGCTGCTGCTCAACGTTTAGAACGAATGGCGGGGGATAAGGAGATCGCTATTATCCACCTTGGAGACCACGACCCGAGCGGCAAGGACATGAGCCGTGATATCGTTGACCGTCTGGAAACATTTGAGGTGTTTCCGCAGTTCAAGAGGATCGCACTGAACTACGATCAGGTCGAGGAGTACAACCCGCCTCCAAACCCTACGAAGCTTACAGACAGCAGGGCAGGCGGTTATATCGAAGAACATGGCTATGAGTGTTGGGAGCTGGATGCATTGCGACCGGACGTTATCGAAGGATTGATCAGAGAAAACGTCATGGAGTATTGCGACCTTGACCTACTACAGGCAGCAAAGGAACGAGAGCAAGAAGCGAGAGCCCTATTGCGCAAGGTAGCGGACAACTGGCCTGATATCGAACGTCGTTACTCTTAAGAGTTAGGGAGGGAACACAGCTTGAAACGTGGCGAGGTAGTAGAAAAGCTTTATCGTATCGGTGAAATGTCTGACGAAGAAGTGAAAATAAACGTCGAATGGATTAGGCAAGTAGCTCGTTGTGGCGCAAGTTTGCTGAAACAACAGCCACGAATGGTAAAGGAGCAGGCTCGAAAAATCACAAACAAAAGATTAGGGAGAGCGGGAAAATGACTGTATACAAGATCAAAGGCCAATCAGGAACCGTTGAGCAGCTCATCACCCTGTCAGCGGAAACGCCCGAGCAAGCGTTGGAAGATGCGAAGAAATACTTCCCGAAGCGAATGCATGGTCAACTGTCTGTCAGCTCGTATGAAAACGAGTACCGAGAATTGCTTCGAAAAAACGGCTACCCAGAGCGCGTTCTGGATCAGTTCAGCGACGAGGATTGCGAAGGTGAATGCGAGGCGGTGGGGATAGTATGACCGAGCAGCAAATCGTTGAAACGTTGGGAGTTATGGTGATGGGGTGGAGCAAGGAGCAAATTGATTTCCTGTATCCAGCATGGAACCCACTCCAAAACATAGCCGATGCAATCCAAGTTGCTGAAAAACTGTTTGGAGAGGAGTACCACATTTCCAAACATGACGGCCAATATTGGTTTAGGGCGTATGTCTTCAAAAGAGAAATAGAGGTTACACACGCTGAGTCGATCAACGCTGCGATTGTTGATGCTGCATATCAGGTGGTAGCTTAATAAAACGGTAATGGTTGAAAGTGAGGAGAGGTTTTTTGGATAGACGAGAATTACTCGTAGATGCAATCAAAGGAAGTAAAGAAATTTTGGAGGAACTTGAAGATTTTGCAGCTAACGAAGGGCATCCGAACCATCAAGTGATGCTTGCTGTTCTTGGAGAAATCAGTCGTTTGAAGCAGAGTATTGAGGGGATGGAACAGGAACTTGAACTGGGCCCGAAAAGGAAGAGAGACATCCACGAGTGGTTCAATTTAACCTATGGGCAGTACCTGACGGTCCCAAGGAGTGTCCTGCAATCTATGCCGGAGACGTGGCAGCATCGGTTCGTCGCACTTCTGGAGGAACTCGACGAGTCAGGGTGGATGTCCATGCTACCGAAGGATACGTGCTACAAAGTCGAGCTCTGCAAGATGGAGGATAAAATCAACGGCGATGGCTGGAAGTGGGGCGGGAAGGTGACTGACCGGCTGGCTGACTATCAAAGGGGTAGAAGAAACGTATTTGCTGAGTAATATACCAAAGTGTTCTATAGAGAAGAGACAAAAAAATAAGCCCCCAACCCGGGAGCTCCAAATGTTTGTTCGCATGAACATTATAACACGGGCTTGCCGCGAGGGGGAAGTTGGAAAGATGAGCGCTCAATTAGATTTGTTCGTTAACGCTAAAGACAAAGAGAAAGCGCGTGAGCTATTAAAAGCCTACCCATCGATGAAAGCTGCCGTGGAGATTTACACTGTTGAGAAGTATTTCCCTGAGCAGTACGACTTCACGGAAATTGATATGGCAAACATCGAAGGGAACGGCACGAGAGGTGATATTGATGGGCGTGGTACTCGACGTGACGTTGTCGGCAACACAATCATTCTCAGGGAAGAACGTCCGTTGATGATCCGCACCTACGAGCAAAAGTGCATGGCAATTGAAAGGGCAGTAGGGGCACTCCAGGTAGAAGGACGGGAGATAATCCAGAAATGCTTTTTCGAACAAAAACGGGACAAGCATATCTATGAGTATGAGCTACGCTTGCCAAAGAGCACTTACGACTTTCACAAGAACAGAGCAATTGATAGAGTGACATTCATCCTGAAGGCGGCTGCCATTATCTGAGCCGTCTTTTCTATTGGGCGTTTTTCGTACAAAATCTGAACCTTTCTTGTACCAAAAGTAGGCTTCACCCCTGTTATTATGAGAGCATGAATAACTGTGAATGAGCTACTTGGCTTCGGCTGGGTAGCTTTTTCTTTTCCCAAAACAAACACAAACAATCAGGTGGTGGTGATCATGTAGTGGCAGTCAATTGGGATGAGATCAGAACAGAATACGAAACAACCGATATCACCTTGGTAGAGTTGGGAGATAAACATGGAATCAAGTACCCGACAATCAAAAGCCGCAAGCAACGACAAGCTTGGGAGAAAGGTGCATCCATTGTTGTGAAAGATGCATCTGCACCCAACAAGGATGCATCCAATCGTAGCCGAGTAGGTCCGCCACAAGGCAACCAAAACGCGAAGGGTCATGGAGCGCCCAAGGGGAACAAGAACGCCTTGGGAAACTCGGGTGGAGGTGCGCCAATCAGGAACAACAACGCAGTTACTCATGGCTTTTTCCGCAAGTTTTTCCCAGAAGAGACGCTGACGATCATGGAGCAGCTTGAAACACGCTCTCCACTCGATATGCTTTGGGATAACATCGTAATCCAGTACACGGCGATCATCCGGGCGCAACAGGTCATGTTTGTGACTGACAAAGAGGAAATGATTAAGGAGATCAAAAAGCGCAAATTTGAAGTGGTGGACACAAGCACCAAAGAACAAAGCTCATTCGAGGCTGTAATGACAGAGGAAGAGTACGAATTTCAATTCTCATGGGACCGTCACGCTACATTCCTCAATGCACAGTCACGAGCAATGGCAACACTCCAATCTCTAATTAAGCAATACGAAGACATGTGCAACAAGGGATTGGTAACCGAGGAGCAGCGTCTACGTGTCGAAAAGCTCAAGGCGGAGGTTAAAGCTCTGGAGACCGGAAAAGACGAAGGTGTGCAGATCGTGGACGACATCGAGGATGAGGACGAATGAAAAAGGTCATACTCTCTCAAATTGTCACTCAAAAATTCAAGCGCTTTTGGGTAGCCTCGAAGAAAAAGAAACATCTTCGGTACGTACTAAAGGGCGGTAGGGGGAGCGGAAAGTCGTTCCACATCCCGTTACGGATTGTGACGGACATCATCGAGTACCCTGTATCTGCGCTTGTGATGCGGAAGGTACAGAACACTGTCCAGAAATCAGTGTTTCAACAGATCAAGGCCGCAGCAACCATCCTTGGGGTCAGCCATAAATTCCGGTTTATCCCGTCCAAGTTGGAGATTGTCTACAAGCCCAGAGGTAACAAGATTTATTTCTCGGGTGCCGATGATCCTGAAAAACTCAAGTCGATCAAGGACGCTTCTTTCCCGATTGCTATTCTGTGGATCGAGGAGTTAGCAGAATTCAAGACTGAGGATGAAGTAACGACTATCGAAAACTCTGTTTTACGTGAAGAGTTAGAAGGCAAAATTCAGTCCGAGGCGGAGCTGCGCAAGAAAAAGTATGGATTTGATTACTCGTTTTACTACTCATACAACCCACCAAAGCGTAAACAGTCATGGGTAAACAAGAAGTACGAGTCTCATTCCATCGACGCCAATACGTTTGTCGATCACTCGACCTACCTAGATAACCCTCACCTTTCCAAGCTGTTTATACAAGAGGCTGAGAATGTGAAGAAAAACAAGCCGCATAAGTACGACTGGGAATACGGCGGAAAGGCGATTGGGAGTGGTGTGGTGCCGTTTGACAACCTTGTATTCCGTAGGATCACGGACGAAGAGATCAGCACGTTTGACAACATCCGCCAGGGCATTGACTGGGGCTATGGGGTTGATCCTTTTGCCTTTGTGCGTTGGCACTATGACAAGACACGCCGCAAGCTGTATGCAATGGACGAAATCTACGGTGTAAAGATATCCAACAGGGAAGCAGCAGAGAAGATCAAAGCCAAGGGATATCACACCTTTTTGACTATAGCTGACTCAGCAGAACCTAAGTCTATTGCGGAGATGAAGGAGCACGGGCTGCGAATAAAAGGGGCTAAAAAAGGCCCAGGATCGGTGGAATACGGCGAGAAGTGGTTGGACGATTTGGAAGAGATCGTGATTGACCCAGCACGCACGCCGAATCTAGCCAAAGAGTTTGAGGACATCGATTATCAGACCGACAGTGACGGCGATCCGAAAGCAAAGCTGGAGGAAAAGAACAACCACACCATAGATGCCACTCGGTATGCATGTGAAGAAGATATGAAACATCGAAAGAAGATGGTAGCTGCTCCAAGTTTGTAATGGAGGTGAGCGCATGCAGAAAGAAGAGAATGTGAAGAGGATTTACCCAGAGGCCAGGACAGGTGTAATCAACTGGATCGAGCAAAATTTTCACGACATTGAAGGATTTGTCTGCATCTTCAATTTGAAGGATGGGACAACACAACTCGTCTATGACACCTATACCTACTTGGAGGCTATCGGACTCGCGGAGATAGCAAAAAATACGATTCACGTAATGACTAGAAACGGTGAATTCGTACCAAAGGAACGTGAATGATGGCGGAAGTGCTGGAATTCAAGGCATGGGAGCTTATTGAATTTGCGTGGGGGTTTGGAGTTCGTCACCGGAACGGCGAATGGTCTACGCTCATATTGAAGGGATGCGCCCAAGAGATCGATGTCTCTGGCAAACGTGTGATTCTGCACGACAACGGTATTGAGTTTTTACCGCAGCAGCACGAGGAGACAAGGAGGTGAGGGAATGTTTGAAAAGTACATTGACCTAATAGAACAGCATGGCGTCACCGCTAAAGTTCTTGGCGATCTTATCCAGGATCACGCTAGTTTACGTGGACGTATGCTGGCTAACTACGAGCGTTACAAGGCAGAGAAAGATGGGCAAGGTGTCCCAATTTATCAACGGAAGTTTGAAGTTGAATCAGCAAACAAGATCAACAGCAAGCTGGCAAATGACTTCTTCTCGGAAATCATCGACACAAAGGTTGGCTATTTGTTTGGTAATCCCGTCGTTTTCATGCTCGATAAAAAAACACCTGACTACAACATATTGAATCAGCGTATTGAGCGTTTTAACAAAGTGAACAATTTGGCAGATACCAATAGCGAGGCTGGGAAATTTGCTGCCATGTGCGGTTATGATGGGTTGTTATTGTATATCGACAAGGAAGGTCAAGAAAGGATCATACGTGTTGATCCTTGGGAGACAATCATATTAACTCGCAGCGAGATTACGGAGCCTACTTACGGCATCCGTTACTTTAAAACCTATGATGACCAATGCAAGGTGGAGTTCTACGATGACAAGCAGCGTAGAGTGTTCATGGGGGAATCGTGGGAAAAGCTCGTTGAGGACACAAGACAAACCAAGCTACACATGTTCGACTATTGCCCGCTGTTTGGATTGCCTAACAATGCCGAGCTACAAGGGGATGCCGATAAGGTATTGAGCCTCATAGACGCGTATGATAGAGCCTTGTCAGATGGTAATAGCGAGATCGAGCAGTTCCGTCTGGCCTATATGATCTTTTTGGGATACGTGCCGGATGAAGAAACAGTCAGGAAAGCGAAAGAGTTGGGGGCACTGTACATCCCTGAAATCGAGAATGGCGAAGATATCAAGTTTCTGACCAAGCAGCTCGACGTTCAGTTCTTGGATAGTCATCTCGACCGACTGGAGGAGAATATCACCCGATTCTCCAAGCATGTAAACTTTACAAATGCGTTCGGAGGCGGCACGGTAACGGGGCCAGCAATGCGGTATAAGCTTTTTATGCTCGAAACCAAGGCGAAGACCATGGAACGCAAGCACGAAGCTGCAATGATGTACATGTTCAAGGTTCTGGCGAGTGCCTGGGCAAAGAAAGGATTTCAGCTTGATTACACAATGCTCGAGCTCAAGTATACGCGGAACATTCCTGTAAACCTGTTGGATGAAGCGGATACTGCTCAGAAGTTTCTGGGCGTTCTATCTATGCGAACTATCCTGTCGAACATATCTGTCGTGCCTGATGTGGATGAGGAAATGCGTAGGATCGAAGAAGAGCGAGACAGCAGAATCGATCTTGATGATAAATCCCTTGAGGACGAAGAGGACCAAGAGAGCCACCAGGAGGAGTGATCTGAATGGCTGGGAATCTTGAAAAGGTGTTTGAGCGAATCGATCGTGTTATCAATCGCTTAGTAGCGAAGAGTGAAAGACAGATTGCACAGCGCTATGCTCAGACGCTCTTAGAAATCCGTACTCTCTTAGCTAAATACTACGAGAGATATGAGCAAGGCGGGACACTAACGTATGCAGAGATGGCAAAATACGACCGTCTCTATAAGCTGCTGAAAGAGATAGACAGGATGCTAGGTCAAAACTATAAGGACTTGGCTAAAATCTATCAGGATGTATTAGGCGAGGCTTATCAAGAGGGGTACTATCTTACTGCCTGGGCGATTGAAACAGACGTGCAGGCTAAACTTGCGTACTCCACTGTAGTAGGCGACACCATCTTAGCAATGATCAATAACCCTATATCAGGCTTGTCATTGAATATGCGTCTTAAAAAGAATAGGGCAGACATCGTACACAAGATACAACAGGAGCTAACGCAGGGACTTGTGAAAGGTGAAACCTATTCTTCGATGGCTAAACGTCTGAAAGGCGCTCTTGAAGGCGACGCGGTGAAAGCAACAAGGATCGTTAGGACAGAAGGGCACAGGGTACAAGAGAGCTCCAAGCACGATGCTGTTGAGCATGCACACAAGCAAGGCGTTGTAATGGCGAAAGAATGGAACAGCCTTGGTGATGAGGTTGTACGAGCCGGGGTATTAGCGAATCACCGCAAGTTGAACGGTGTGAAAATACCAGTTCATGAAAACTTCAAGCAAGGTGGAGCAAGTGGGCCAGCACCAGGGCAAATGGGAACGGCTGCACATGACATAAACTGTCGGTGTTTCTTGACTTACACGGTAGTGAGGGTTGAACGAAAGACACATACCGAAATGGAGTCAGTCACCTATGACAAGTGGTTAAAAGAACGAAGATTTTGAGGGGTTCATACAGGCGAACAATCACAAATTGGGCAACGGTATGGGCAACTCATAGGGAGGAAGAAAGGACATGAATATTGAGGAACTGAAACGGCAGTTAGCAGAGGGTAAGATCACGTTGGAACAGTTCAAGGCCGAGCTGAAAAAGCTGCTGGAGGCAAAGGGTATCACACAAGAGCAACACGACGAGACATTGAAAGGCGCTGACAATGCTGGCGATGGCTCTGGCGGTACTCTAACACAGGAACAAGTACAAAAGATGATCGAAGAAGCTACAGCTAAGGCGGCACAAAGTGCATCCGATCAAGTGCGAACAGAGTACAGCAAGAAAAACAAAGAGCTACAGGACAAGCTGGACGAGCTTACCAAGTCGAAAATGTCTGAGGAAGAAAAGGCAAAGTTTGAGCGTGAAAAGCTGGAACGGGAGTTGCGGGAACGCGAGCAGGCATTGAAATTGCGAGAGGTTGCTTTGCATACCGTCGATAAGCTCCGTGAATTGGAATTGCCGTTGGAGTTCCGCGAAATTCTGGCTGGGCAAGACATTGAGGCAACCAACCAACGCATTGAGACATTCCGCCAGCAATGGCAGAAGGCACTGAATGCGGCAGTTGAGGAGCGATTCAAGCAAAATGGCGGCGATCCAGGCAAAGGCCAACAGCAGACCGGGGAGAAAAATCCTTGGAGTAAAGAACACTGGAACAGGACAGAGCAAGGCAAGATTTACGCAGTAGACAGAGCCAAAGCGATTAAACTGGCAGCCGAGGCTGGTCAAGCGCTGACCTAAAACAAAAGGAGAGAAATAACAAATGGCAATTACTCGTTTAGCTGATGTGATTCAGCCTGATCTTTTCACACAATATTCTATTCAACGCACAACTCAATTGTCTGGGTTGATTCAGTCCGGCATTGTGCAACATGATGAACAATTTGATTCTCTGGCATCGGGACCAAACACAGTTATTGATATGCCGTATTTCAATGACCTGACCGGACGTTCTGAAAACATGGTTGATGATGGTTTCATTACTCCAGGGAAAATTGGAACAGGTTTGGATAGGGCGAAGAAAATTGCACGTACGCGTGCGTGGGGGGCAAACGGATTGTCTGCTTTTTTGTCCGGTGCTGATCCAATGGGTGCTATTGAAAGTTTGGTAGCTTCGTACTGGGTACGGGAACAACAATTGGTGCTGATTTCCACACTCAAAGGCGTATTCAGCTCTGTATCTATGAACGGTCACAAGTTGGATATTACCGGACTTACTGGGGGTGCTGAATTGCTGGATGGAGCATCCTTTGTGGATGCTACTCAGCTTTTGGGTGATGCGAAAGACATTATCACTGGTGTGATGATGCACAGCGCGGTTGAGGCGTACTTAGTTAAACGTCAATTGATCGAATATGTGAACACAGTCAATGAGTTAAATCAACCTGTACGTATTCCGTATTTCATGAACAAACGTGTCATTGTGGATGATGCAATGCCATTTGATACTTCTACAAAAGTAGCAAGTATGTACCTTTTTGGTACTGGTGCTATCGCATTGGGCAATGGCTCCCATCCAGATATCATTCAAACAGAGGTTGATCGTGAAAAAATGTCGTCCTCTGGCGAAGATTTCTTGATCACGCGCCGCATTTGGATTATGCATCCCCGTGGTATTAAGTGGACAGAGAAAACAATCGCTGCACAATTCCCAACAGATGGAGAGCTGGAAACAGGTGCAAACTGGGAATTGGTATATGATCCGAAGAAAATCCGCATGGTCAAATTCGATTTCAAAATTTCTTAATCCATAAATGAGGGGAGGGACAATGGTTCCTTTCCTCTTTTCATGAGGAGGGGTGAAAATGGGTGCATTGTATAGGCGCTATAGGATGTCACAAGCCGCTAAGAAAGCCCGACCAATATCGGAGGAACAAGCACAAGGTCCAGAGTCAAAAGGCGATGAGAATGACCAGAGCAATAAGCAAAGACTAGGACAAGAAGAGTATGAAGCCATGATGAAAAGCAAAGTCACGGTTATGGCAGCGCTAAGAAAATTTGATGTCAGTTTTTCGGACCGTACTGGTTCGGAAGAATTGAAGAAGCTATTAGAAACGACACTGGCTGAAAAAGGACTACTGCCAGAGGTGAAACAAAATGACGGTCAATGATTTGCAAGATTGCTTGGGGATCGTCATTGTCGGTACTCCTCAAGAGGGCAGGTACAAAAAAGCTCTTGAGGCTGCCAAATCTCATGTGAAACAGAAGTGCAACAATCCCTTTATTGATGTAAATGGTAAAGAAACAATTCCGGAAGACGTGCAAATGGGAGTAGCGCTTGTGGTCAAGTCGATGCTGGAGGAACATAGCGTCGCATCGAATTCTATCAACGGCCAGCTTACCGAGAGTTTTTTTCAAGGAGCCACCTACGAAGCAGCCAAACAGTATTGGAAAGCTCATAGGCGGGTCGGTGTTGTCGGCTGATGGGGGTAACGATCAGAAAGACCAACAATATTCCAAAGCTCAAAAAAGTGTTGGGGGAGCTAGGGGCAAGTGAAATACAAGTAGGGCTGTTTGGTGAGGATTCCAACGTAGACAAAGAAGATATTAATTTGGTGACGTTGGCTCGTGTGCATGAGTTCGGTATGACGATCAAGCCTAAGCGTGCAAGCGCCTTGACAATCCCTATCTCCCCTAAGTCTAAGGGCAAGCGTGTATCTGATTTCCCTACTGCATTCAAGGTGAAAGGGAAAGATATCATAGCCATTCCAAAGGGGAAGTCAGGCATTGAACCGATTTTTATTTTGGTGAAGGAAGTAACCATTCCCGAGCGTTCTTTTTTACGTTCAGGTTTCGATGAGAACGTAGACAATATCGTTCGAAAAATTGAAAGGCTCATGAAAGATGTCCTTGAGTATGGGATATCCCCGGATATGTTCTTGGATATGATCGGACTGGAGTTTGCTGGTTTGATTCAGAAGAAGGCCAGGAACTTGAAAACTCCACCGAAATCAAAGGCAACCCTGTCGGTAAGCCCAGGCAAAACAAATCCGTTAATGGATACAGGGAACATGGTGGGGAAAATACGCCACAAGGTTGTGAAGTAATGCCAAAACATTTTCAGTTTAAAAGGCTTATTGATAGATTCGGTATTCAGTTAACCATCTTAGAGCCGACAGAGGGATCGACTGGGTACGGGCCAAACGGTAAGAAGATTAACCAGAGTCCTACTTCCAAGGTGGTCATAGGCGTTCTAACGCCACTCAGTAAAGACGAAATAAGACACGCGCCAAACGGTACGTACTCGGTACATGACCGCAATCTCTACACGCTAGAGCCAGTAAAGCCAAAGAGCCAAGTAGAGCATGAGGGGAAAAGATACACCGTCCTGGAGATCGAGGATTATACAGCATACACAGACGTGTACATGTATCTAGCAAAGGGGGCTGGCTGATGGACATTGTTCAGATTCGTGATGCCATAATTGTCCCATTAAATCAGTTTCTCTCGGAGGAAATGCCCGGTGTCATGATCATCGAGGCGGACCAAAATGGAGACAGACCAAAAGGACCGCATGCTACTTACAAGATCACGAGTCCACATATAAAAGATGTGGGCATGCCTTCTGAGGCGGTGGAAGAAACAGATACAACGGTTTATCTGAGGCAGGATAAGACTTTTAAAGTGGCGTTCTCGATCAATGCATATGCCGTAGACATTGACGAAAGTATCTCGTTAGCTACTAGGCTGCACGAGTGGTTCGACTTTATAGGGCAAGAAGTCTTCGAAGATAGCGATTTGGCTTTGGTGGAGATAGGGAACATAGAAAACCGGGATGCGTTCATTGTTGATGATTACGAGAGACGCAACGGTTTTGATGTGATTATTCGAGCTACTAAGACTGTGAAGTTAGATGTCGGCTACATCGAAAAAGTAGAAATTAACGACAAAATTTACACAAAGGAGTGAGTGGGGCATGGGTAATCGCTATGTAAGTGTAACGATCACACGACAAACCAAGGCAGCAAGCCAACAAGGTTTTGGAACGCCTCTTATGCTGGCGACTTCCAAAGCGGCAGCTTATAAAGAGTACGCAGGCGATTCTGCCTTGTCTGGTATTGGCGCAGACTTTGGTACAAGCTCCAGAGAATACAAGCTTGCAGAAAAGCTTCTCGGGCAGCAAAACAAACCGGAGAAGCTTGCTGTATATGGGACGAAGTATGACGGGACGACAGGCAATCCCGAAGAGTTGAAAACAGCATTAAATACCTTGATGCTGGAACACGCTGATTTCTACTACCTGGTTTGCCCGGAGCAAGGAGATGACGAAATCAAGGCGTTATCTGACTGGGTAAACGTGTATGAAAAGCTTTACTTCGCTTCTACGACAAACGTCGCTTTGCCTGCACTGAACAGTGACAACACGTTCATCATGATTACGCCAAAGGCGGATACAGAGTTCCCGGCAGAGGCGCTTGTCGGCTACATTGCGCCACTTGAAATTGGTTCCTACACGGTCCAGTTTAAGTCTCTGAATGGCGTATCTCCTGCCAACTTTGGTACGGAACAGGAAACGATTATCAACGCGATCCACGAGAAGAACATGGCGACGTACATCCGAGAGGGAGGCGTAAACATCGTTTCCGCAGCGAGGGCGACGTCAGGGGAATTCATTGACATTATCCAGTCGGCGCATTACCTCAATGCACGCATGACCGAGAATGTTTTCCGACTGTTGACAACGTTGCCCAAAGTGCCTTTTACAAATGGCGGCATTGCACTGATGGCGGCTGAAATGGAAGCCACTTTAAAAGGCGGATACAACAACGGCATGATCGCGGAGGAGGAGGGTGTACCACTCTACACCGTCACGGCACCGCGTCGCGAGGAAATCTCCAAAGCGGATAGGGCAAACCGAGTGCTACCGGATATGCGTTGGCAGGCAACTATTGCCGGGGCTATCCATAACGTTAAAGTCGCTGGCGTAATTCAAGTCTAAGAAAGGAGAGGTAGCAAATGTCAAAATCTACGAATTACAGCTTCAAGAAGGTGTCTCTCATTGTCGCGGGAAGACACCACACTGGATTCATGGACGGTACACCTATCAAGGCAGAGCGCAACGAGGACGGGATTATCCCACATGTTGGAGCAGACGGTTTTGTGACGTTCGCCGAGAGTGCTGACGAGTCTGGCACGATCACTGTTACGTATAAGCAGAACAGCCCGGCGCTCGACCATGTAAGACAACTGTACAAGGCGAAAAAGCCATTCCCCATTTCTTTGGACGATCAAAACGATCCAAGGGTAAAGGTCGGGGGTACAGAGGCTGTTGTTCTAAAGCTTCCACCACTTGAGCGTGGCACGGAAATTACCGGGGTCGAGGTTCAGTATTACGTAGCTGATTACGATGTGAAGTAAAAAAAATAACCATTTCGGAGGGAACAGAACATGCCAGAAACAAAAGTGAAAAATCCATTTATGGCAACGAAAAAGCATAAGAGCGACATTACAGGCACGGAATACACCTTCCAAAAGGTAGCTCCCCGTCCTTGGCTCAAACTAATGGATGAGTGGGACTCGAAGGGTAAAACGTCAGAAAAGTTGACTGAGATCGTTTTAGAACACATTGTTGTTGAGCCAAGATTGAATATTGACGATTTTGAGGACTATGCCGAACTGGACGAAGTAACAATGGCGGCTTTCCGATTTCAACGGGGGAAATAATGAACTGATGGGCCTTACTAGCATCGATGATGTTGGTGAGGCCCATATTGCTAATGCAAGGCGGTTTTGGTGGGCTTATACTATTGCCCTTTCCTTCCCAGTGTCCCCGCAAGAAGTAAAGGAGTGGGACCCAGACGAGATTTTAGAAGCGCTTGCAGCTATTCGGCTACAAAAGGCTTACATGGATAAGAATACGCCTCCAAAAGAGGGAGGTTGAAATGTCGACATTGCGCGAGCTGATCGTGTCGATTGAATTTAACGACATTGATCTAAAAACACTTACCAAAACAGATAGTCTTATTGATGAGATAGAAGATTCACTGTCTTCCATGGCTAACGAAATCTTAGACGCAACCAGGGACTTTACCATGATGGGCAAGATGGGGAAGAAGTCGCTCAGAGACATACAAAGAGAGAGCATTGTTGCAAGCACGACACTTGGCTTGATGAGCAACGAGATACAAGGGGCGACGTTCAGGGCCATAGCGTTAGGTTTAGCCTTAACTGGTGCCTTAGCCGCACTGATAGCGATAGCAGGACCAACAACCGCTGCTGTAGGTGCGTTGACTGCTTCGCTAGTTGGTGCGGGCATAGGTGCGGTTGCGTTTGGTGCTGTAGCGGTCGGAGCGCTGGCTCAGGTCTTTGAAGCCGCCGAGGAAGTAGAGAAGCTAGAGGAAAAGGTTGCAAATGCCAAAACCGCAAAAGAAAGGTCGGAGGCGCTAGCTGACCTATCGAAGCTTTACAAATCTATGTCCAGCGAACAACGGGACGCACTAACCAGTTTGCGGGACTTCAAAGAATTTTGGGTAGAGTTTGTTGGAGAGTTCGAAAAGCCAGTATTCAGGAGTTTTAGTGTCGGATTGAATAGCGTGAAGAAGCTGCTTACAAAGCTATCACCGACGATTTCAAATGTTGCTGAGACTATTGTTGATTTGACTGAGAGTTTCAATGCAAAACTAGATGGTTACGAGTTTTTCAAAATCTTTAAATGGCTAGAGACCAATGCAGCGGATAGCTTGAGGAAATTCGCATACGCATCCGGCAATTTCTTCATGGGCTTCATGTCCTTGTTGAGAGCCTTCGATCCGATTGCCGACGATGTGGAACAAGGTCTAGTAGGAATGAGCAAAGGGTTTAAGAAATGGGCCGATGGATTGAAAGACTCAGAGGATTTCAGGAGGTTCTTAGACTACGCCAGAGAAAACGGTCCAGTAGTTATTGCAGTCATAAGCGATATTGCCCAGATAGGTAAGAAGCTTGTAGAGGAACTAGCGCCAGTGGGCACCGTCGTGCTGAAAGGTTTCAAGGAGACGACTGGTTTTATTCTTGACAATTGGGGGCCACTTGGAGAGGTAGTTATTGGTGTAACTGCCGCAGGTATTGCTTTTGTGGCGATGGCCAAGACTTGGGCGATTATCTCCGGTCTAATAACCTTCATTCAGACATGGCGTACTGTTTCCTTGGCGGCAGCCGTTGCTCAATGGGGGCTGAATGCAGCCATGCTTGCTAATCCTGTCGGACTTGTAATTGCAGGGATAGCTGCATTAATAGGGATCGGTGTTCTCTTGTATCGGAACTGGGACACCGTGAAAGCAAAAGCAATCGAGTTGTGGAACATCATCGACAGTAATCCATTGCTATCACTGGCAATGGGGCCGATGAAGTTGTTGATCGACGCGGGGATCGCGCTGTACGAGAATTGGGACGACATAAAGCGCTTTGGCTCTGACTTATGGGTAAACTTGAGCAACACCTTTGCAACCGGGGTTAACAAAGTAATTCGAATCTTAAACCCACTTATCGAGAAATGGAATGAACTGACGGGATCAGACGTTTCGAAATTTGAAGAAATGGCGATCGATTACTCTATCCAGGTTAGAGACATGGAGGAGAAGAGAAAGGCCCGTAATATGGGCATCGATGGCTCGCATGCTACCGGATTAGCCGAGGTCGCGAAGAATGGATATATCGCGGAGCTCCACAAAGGAGAGTCCGTTTTAACAGCGCGACAATCCGACACTCTGAGGAGTGCGGGGATCCTAGCGCAAAACGGAAACAAGCCTGCGATTAACCTCGGAAGCAACATCCCAGCAGGGAAAGCCACCAGCACCGCCCCGGTTCTTCCCAATATCAATATCACGATCAATGCAGGTGGAGGCGGGCAATCTGTTGATGAAAATAAACTCGCACAAATGGTAGAGCAACGAGTAGCAGCGCTTTTCGCCCGCCTACAAGCCCAACAAGGATAGGAGGTGCAGCCCATGGCTTTACTGGGGGGCGTTTTACTTGACGTAGTTTACTCGGACAAGCCCAGCCGTCAAACAACCGCGACACAGCATCCTATAGAGAGCGGCGAGAGCATAGCGGATCACATCGAGAGAAAGCCTACTACATTGAGTATCAACGGCGTTGTCATTGGCCCGGATGCGGCTGCACGCTTAACCAAGTTGGAAGACATGCAGAAAAAAGGGCAGCTACTCACATATACAAACCGTGTTCGGTACGACAACATGGTGATTCAAAGTTTTGACACGGACCACGGAAAGGAAACCAAGAACGGTTTTATTTTCTCCATGTCGTTGATTCGCGTTATCGTGGCGAAACCTTCTCCTGTCACAGGCATGGCCTTACCGCAAAGAGTGGCAGCGAAACCAGTCGCCAATAAGGGACGCCAACAAACGGTGAAAGGTCAGCCAACAGCCGCTGACAAGAGGGCTGATTTTTTACGTAACAAAGGCTTGGAGTAGGGGGTAGCCATGGAATACATCGACATTGATAAAAACGAAATACCGTACCGATTTGAAATTGACTTGGCAGGACGGATTTATGGCATGGAGATTCATTACAACTATTCGTTCGATTTCTTTACTGTCAACCTATCGAGTAACGGTGAACCAATCATAGTAGGAGAGAAGATTGTTTATGGACGACCTCTTTTCTCATACTCAACGGATTTGAGGCTGCCGAAGGTCGCCATTGTACCGAGGGACTTGAGCGGACTAAGCTCGTCTGTCGGCTGGAATGAATTGGGCACATCCGTGTTTCTAATGGTGGAGCAGGTGGGGGTGTAAGGTTATGTTATATGGTCGAGTGATCGAACTAACGGTAGGTGGTAAACAATTTAAAAACGGAATAGGCTTGGACGGCCTGACGATCTTTTTTGACGTTCCGTTTGACGACGACAAAGAGCCAAATGTCGGTACGATCAAGGTCTATAACATGGCCGAATCGACCATTGCGGCGATCAAGAAAAACCAAGCAATCATCCTGAATGCTGGCTATCAAAGTGACATTGGTAGTCTCTTACTTGGGTTCGTTGAAAAGGTACAAACCACTTGGCAAGGCGTTGACAAGATCACGGAAATTACGGCCGTAGATGGTGCCGAAAAGTGGTATAGCCAGATTGTGAAGAAAACGTACACACCTGGAACTACAGGCAAGGCAATGTTAACCGATTTGGTCAAGCAGACGGGCCTAGAAATAGGCTCGTTTGTTTTACCAGCAGATCGGCCATACCGAGGTGGCAAAGTATTCAACACGAAGCTGCGGAATGCCATTGCAGAGGTTGCCAAGGATTGTGGAGCGAAAGCACATGTGACGCGGGGAAAAGTGTTCATTCGGCCGAAAAACGAGGGGCAAACGATCGGATTTGTAATAGACAAGGATCATGGCTTAGTTTCGAGTCCAACACCGATTGAAAAAGATATTGGGAAAGGCGAGAAAAAAACGCTGGTGCAAGGATGGAAAGTGGTTACTTTGCTCAATCACCGAATCACGACAGACGCCATTCTTCAAATCAAAAGCAAGACGGCCAATGGCATGTTTCGCGTGGAAGCTGGCCGCCACGATGGAAATTCATTTCTGACTGAAATGGAGGTGTACCCGGTGTGAAAGAGGCCACTGATTTTTTTAACGACTTTCGCAATAGCTTAATCGCAGGACTTTACACGTCTGCAATTGGTCAAATCATTTCTTACGACGCTGAGAAGATGCAAGCAGACGTAAAGCTCGTACCTGGAGGCGATCTAATAACAGCGGTACCAGTGGCCACGATTCAAACGAGTAAGTTTGTTATGCGAGTCCCCTATCAAAAAGGCGATTACGTGATGGTGTCTTTTTCTATGCGTGACATTGATAGTGTGATGCACGAGGACACAGCTCCAGAAACTGACCGTATGGCCTCTATAGATGACGCCATTGTCGTTTGTGGAATCAATCTTTTTACACGGCCGTTACCGAAGACACATGTCGATGTTGCCGACAATAACAACGAGATTACGCTCAATCCCCGCGATTTGCTCATTGCTTCGAAGGACATGAAAACCCGGTTTCTGCTGTCCGAGGCGGGTGGGATCAAAATGTACGACGACACAGCAGCAGGGATCGAAATTGTAGCACCTTTAGGCGTTACGATCAGAGCCGACAATCCGAAGGGGAACGGTGTCAAAATTACCGGGATGTCCAGGGGGGAAAGGTATTGATCGACTTTGAGGTTGACGAAACAGGGGACTTCATTTTGGACGGACAAAATGATTTGCAAATGGTCGATGGTGATGAGGAGTTGTGTCAGTGTGTGGCAGACATCCTTTCTACTAATTTAGGCGAATGGTTTTTGAATCCCCAAGGGCATGGATTCCGACGTTTCGAAGTTTTAGGGAAAAAGTTCAACAAAGACCTGGTAACAGAGGAACTGGTAGCTGCTGTGTTACAAGAGGATCGAGTGTCGAGTGTCGAGGAGATCCTTTGGGAATTTGACAGAACAAAGCGGAGTTTGTCTGGACGGTTTCGTTTTACCAAGCTTGATGGGTCAGTTGTAGAAGGGGTGTTTTAACGATGCTAACAGCGCAGGGTTTTCAGAGAAAAAGGTACGAAGATTATTTGGCTGAGATGCAGGAACAAGCCCGGATTGAATTTGGCGCGAATGTGAATCTGTCGGATCGATCAAAACTGGGAAAATTGATAAAGCTTTGGGCGTATGAAAGAGCAGAAACAGCCGAATTGATCGAAGATGTTTACAACTCAGGATACATGGATTCGGCCAATGGGGTCAGCTTACACAAGCTCGGAAAAAACGTAGGGATCGGACCGAAAGGGGCCCAATACTCGACGGGAGCATTGCACATTGCGGTAGAGCCGGGGGCAGTTGTGAGCGCAGGATTGATCGGAAAAACCGAGGGTGGGGTATTATTCCAGACTGAGGAAAGTGTGCAAGACAGTGATAAGGACGGGGTTGTGGCCGTGGCAATCAAGGCGGTAGAGCCCGGAGCTTCTGGGAATGTACCAGCAGGCACAATCAAAGTTATTGTTACACCAATGGACGGGGTGTTGAGCATAACCAATCCAGAACCGACACAGCACGGGCAAGATGCTGAGACGGACGATAAATTCAGGGATCGTTGGGACATTTCCGTAGCAAAAGGCGGGGCCTCCACAACGGACGGAATTAGGGCGACACTGATTGACGAGGTTCCAGGGCTTCGCGCTGCGATCGTCATTGAAAACGATGACGAGGTAGTCGACGCAGATGGACGACCGCCGCATTCGTTTGAATGTGTGGTCTTGGGCGGACAACCAGAGGACATTGCATCCGTTATTCTGAAAGCAAAGCCTGGGGGCATCCGTGCCTATGGTTCCCAAATGCAGGTTGTGAAAGATAAGAGCGGACAGGACAAGAAAATAGGCTTTTCCTATGCGGCAGAGAAAGCTATTTGGGTGAAGATAAACGTTGCCAAAACCGCCTCCTTCCCTACAGATGGCGCTGATGTGCTGAAGCTGGAAGTTATCAAATACATCGGTGGCCAGGATCAGACCCACACAGCGTATTCCGGTTTGAGTATGGGCGACGATGTGATTCACGCAAAAGTCGTTGCTACAGCATTCGGTATCCCAGGTGTGAAAAATGCGGTTGTGACTATTTCAACCAATGGCATTGACTATACAGCAGCAGACGTGGGAATTAGCACGATGGAAGTTGCGCAAACGTCATGGGATAAAGTGGTGGTTACGGTTGTCTAATGCGGCATTTAATCGGATGCTGGAGCGCCTGACGGACAATTTCAACAAGAATCCAGGCAGTAATGTCAGTAAATTAATGCGGATCGCAGCCTACCACATCCAAGAGAATCGGGATGTCTTAACCAAAATAAAAGAGTGGCAAGATATTGATCAAGCAGAAGGGCACACGTTAGATCGACATGGCCGGAATGTAGGACAAAGCCGAGGACAAGCCTCTGATGAGGTATATCGCGTGCTGATTAAGTCGAAGATCAAGCGCAACCTTTCCAACGGCTCAATTGACACGATCATCGACTTTTTGGCGTTTCTATTACAAGTCGATCCAACAGTCGTAGAAGTACGCGAACTATGGGAAGTGGGGCGGGATGCTGTTCTACACGTAAATGTCCCTGGTGGAGAAATAACCAAAACGGGCCTCACACTTACCCAGTTTGGGCGATTAGTCAACCTAGTCACAGCATCCGGGGTAAAGGCAGAGGTACTGTTTGAGGGGACGTTCGCCTTTTCCTCCAACTACACTGAAAGCGAATATGACAGAAACACGGGTTTTTTGTCCGCAGATGGGACGGCCGGAGGCACGCTTGGCTATACATACGACCCTGAGGACGATATTGATTTACCTATTTAGAAGGGGGTGAGAGCCGTGTCGTACAATAGCCCGTTGCCAGAGTGGAATAAGTCAGAGCCGAAGCCAAACCAAACGAAACTTGACGAGGGATGGAAGCCGGAAGAGAAGCCGCCAGCGTCCGTTTGGAACTGGTTTATGAATACCACCTATAAGGCTCTAAAAGAGTTGCAAGAGAAAGCTGTAGCCAAAGGGGAAGACGGAAAACTTGTGGCGGATCGGCTTGTTGACGGCGCTGCAACAGACGCAGCGATTGGGAATAGAACAATTGATCAGACGCAAACGCCTGTGAATACAGGGTTATTATCAGCTTTGCTTGGTGGTCTGGCGAACATGATTAAGAAAATCACAGGGAAATCAGACTGGAAGACGGAGCCTCGCACAACACTGGAAAACGCTGCAAGGCTCACCGGGGATACATTTAAGGGCGTTGTGAGTTTCGACGGCGGCGGGGAAATCGTGAGCGTAAAGGCAGGAAATTCTGATCATGTTTACATCGGCTTCTACGGAGACACCCAAGCCCCAAATACACGTTCTGGATATTTCGGATATCCAAATGCAGGCAGCACTGATTTGTCCATCGGTAACGAAATGGAGAACGGAAATATTCATTTCGTTACAAAGGGAAAGGCGAGGCTAAATGGCAATGAGCTTTTCCATGCAGGAAACCACAATTCGGCAGGCGATCCGCACGCGCAGTATGTAAGAAAGACACAAAGTGTTACAGGAGACTGGAACGATGTAACAACCACAGGTTTTTACGACGGGAACCTTTTGCTAAACGCTTGCCCTGGTGGTACTCATGGGTGGCGTTATTGTCAAGTTACTTCCCATAGTCAAGATGGTGGAGCAAGATGGGTTCATCAAGTTATGACCGCATTCGATGGCACAGGGACATATGAGCGGTTTTCTCAGGATATCGGAACACAGAGAAAATGGACACCTTGGTATCTCGTAAGCCAGCATAATAACTTACGTCAGTATGCAGGCAGTAAAGACGAAATGAAACTTCTGTACAAGGTGGTAGACCACAAGAGAGCTGACGGCACCATTTATGCCCAATCCATTTTGTCCAATCCTGATGCCAATGGTAATTACCAAACCCTCTCATTGACGTATTACAACAACGCTGGAACCGTGGCGCTGGAGACGAAAAGCTGGACCTTTATGTATGATTCAGACGGCTTGATTACGTCAAAAGTACCAAACTTCTAAGGAGGGCAATTCATAATGGATATCGATAGCTTGTTACTGGCTCACGGTTTGGGGGGCGGAGCAGGACAAAATGTTGGCGAGGGTATCGTCGCAAGATTGCAAGTTGCGCCAGGGGAAACGGTGACAGCAGGGGATGTTGTGGAGTATATCAACGGGAATGTCCGAAAAACAAAAGCTGAATTCACCAAAGACACACCAACTGCTTTGAATTTCGAGGTCGGTCAAAATGTTCAAGCGGTTGGGGCGTGCAAATTGGACGAGAACCGTGCATTTATTGCGTACAAGGTGCAAAACGGCACAAATGCACTCTGGCATGCAGCCGCATTGATCATGACCATTGATGATGCGGGGAATATGTCCGTTGGCTCACCTGTAGTCTTCGAAGCAGCTCATACTAACCAGGAGCCAAAACACATGACTCCTGTTTTAGTGGATACGGACAAGGTTTTGCTTATGTACGTACTTCGATACAATAACACAAATGCTCATCACGTGAGATCAGTTGTCGTCTCTACAGCGAACAACGTCATCTCGTTTGGGTTAGTCAAAGACCCACCATATGGTTTTCAAAATAATGATAAGATATTGGCTGATTTGCTTGAAACCAATAAAGCGATAGTAGCATGGCGTGACGGAAGCTCAGGAACAGAGCTTAGATTTTCAATTGCAACGGTTTCAGGTATGACCGTTACCTATACGCAGCCGTGGGCAATGACGTCCGTAGAAGGGTATCGTGCTTGCCTGCTTGTTTTATCGCCAACACGCGTTTTTGTTGCTTGGAACTCCCAATCAAGCCCATATTCGCTGTATGCACGGTTGTTGAAAGTAAACGGTAGCACAATCGATTTTGTCGATAACGCGTTTGCAAGTATAGGCTTTTATGAAGCGTCTTATTGCTGGGCGGCAAAGTCTGGACCGGATAGAATTTGCCTTGTGACATCATTACCGCATAATACCGCAACTGGGGGATATGCTCATTCATTCAGTGTCGCTGGTGATGTTCTTACGTATCACAATTCTCGGGCTATGATTGGGGTGCTTGCAGGTCTTGGTCTAAAGGTGAACTTTCTGAAACAAGACGGAAACGGTACAGATTATTATGTAGCGACCTATGTAAATACCAATCTGGACTATATTTATTTTCAGAAAATCGCGATTACATCTACCAATAATGAAATAACATTCCCAACAAGTTTCTGGGTGGACGGAAGGCAAGAGTTTGCAACTGATGTGTTTTCACCGTTGCTTTATGAGAGACAAGGCAGACTAGTTATGCCATTTGGTAGTTACAAAGCTGGCTTTTATAAAGGGTTGTTGAAAGGTTACAAAATACGCGGGTTAGGTTCAAAAGGGATTGCGTTGAATGGTGGCACAGCGGGGCAAACGATAAAAGTGGGTATGCGCGGTGTTTCAAAAGCTCGAGGTTCGTTGGCGGCTGGGAATCATCAGTATGTCGATGATAATGGGAACATTACTGCTACCAACGTCAATCATAAGGTTGGATTGGCTGTTGCCAGCAACCAAATGATTATCCAATTCCCGTTTTGGGAAAGTAGAGTGGCAGGCGATGCAACGGACGTGATTGTTTCACCAGGCGGCACATTAACACAGGGGCGGGTAGTAAAAATTCTGCCTAATGGCAGTGTCGTTGATTTGACTGTAGCAGGAGCCGGTATAAACTTTGGTGTTGCTCAACCAGGAGGCAAGGTGCTGGCACGAGGTGTTTCGAAAGGACACACTGGACTAAGGCCAGGAGAGAATTACTACTACAACACGTCAAACGGAATCATTTCACAAGATCAAAGCGGAGTGTTCGTTGGGATCGCCATTTCGCCGACAGAACTACTGATACCGAAAACACTATTTTAGAAGGCGGTGACCGTTGTGAAGGTGCTGACAAAAGCGACAGACAAAACCATATTGTACATTGGGCACAAGGCCGTTGTTGTAGAAAATGGGATTGATGTGGGCCATACCGTTTACGCCAATACAGAAGACTACGTGATCCATGATGTAGAGATCATTCCTGGAGATGTACGGATCATGGAGTATTGCTATACGCCAGAAGCTGGCTTTTACAGGAATCCTGATTTTCCAGATGAACTGTATGTTACTCCAGAGGAGCAGATCGCCGAACTTAGAGATCACATGCGTACCATGCAGGAGAAAATCGACTACATTCTCGATAAAATAGACACACCGAAATAATGCGCCGACTCATCATTTAGAGAAGGCGTTTTTTCATGGGGAGCTGCTAATGCGGCTCCCTTTACTTTTGCCCCAAGGGGGTGAGGAGGACGGACCAATGAAATTTGTACAAAGTTTGGACAACGTTGCGACACCAGCCAATGGTATTGCAGCAACAACAGGGGCTTTTCTAACTCCGATTTTCCATTACTTCTATGGGACTGGTAGACTCGATATTCTGATCGTGCTTTTCTTCATGATTATCCTTGATTGGATCACAGGCATATCAGCAGCAAAAAAGGATTTTTCCTACTCGTCTGACTATGGCATAAGCCGCATACCACGCACTCTCTTTCTATTAGCTCTGCCTGCATTGGCTAATTTGTTGGATAAGGTTATGGGAACGCCAGGCTTCTTGTTCTACGGCGTGACATTCGGACTGATTTACCACACCTGGACGAGCCTGACTGCAAACGCACATCGAGCAAACTGGCCCATGCCAAAATCAATTGAGAAGTTGGTCGGATCAGAGATCAAAGCTAAGGCTGAACGAGCTGCACGAAAGGAGCAAAAGTAAAAATGAATATTACTATCCCAGGTGCGCGCGTGGTGGACGTTCGCACCTCTTTGCCACGCCACAAAACATTAAGATATGGACGGCGCAAGCTAACGGATATCCGATCAGCAGCCATGCATCATTCGGCTACTGTAAGCGGATCGCCAGAGGCATTTGCACGCTATCATGTAGGTACTAACGGATGGCCGGGCATTGCCTATCATTTTGTGATTCAAAAAGATGGCGTGATCTATTGGTGCAATGATCCAGAGGCAATCTCCTACCATGTAGGGAATAGCAACCGTCATGCGCTAGGCATTTGCCTTGTCGGGGACTTCCGGACACAGCAACCTACAGCAGCACAGCTCGAGTCGGCAAATCGTCTTATCCAGTATCTACAGGCACAGATTCCATCCATGACGCAGGTGTTTGGTCACCAGGAGTACCCCGGCTATTCATGGAAAAACTGCCCGGCATTCCCGATGGGCACGTTCCGCACAAATTACTCACAGTTCTTACAAAAAGCTGTGGGTAAAGTGGACAAGCCCAAACAAGTTCCGGTTGCCATTAAACTGAATGGAGCATTGCTCTCGGCAACTGGCTTCCTACAAGATGGCGTTTCTATGCTGCCAGTCCGAGCAGTAGCAAATGCAGCAGGCGGCAAAGTGGAATGGATCGAACAAACGAAGGACGTTCGTGTTAATGGTAGAGACCTTACTGAAAAGGTTGTGTCGGGTTCAGCTTACGCTCCGGCTCGTGAGCTGGCTGCTGTGCTTGCCTTACAGGTTGAATGGGATGGAAGTACAAATACGGTGGGACTGAGAGGAGAAGTGTAGAATCATGAAAGACTTTCTGAGCAAGCATAAGAAATCTGTGTTGCTTATTATTACGGGTGGGCTGGCTATTGCTGGCGCTTATATTGGTATTGATGAGGAAGCACAACAACAGATATTGAAAGCTATAGAAGGCTTATTTTAAACGAGTGAAGCCCTCCTTCGGAACAATCCGGGGAGGGCTTTTTTGCGTTATGCGTTCTTATTAGAAATACCCAAGTGCTTTTTTAGTGCGTCTTGTAAAACATGTGAGAAATTCACCTTGTTCTCTTGCGCCAGATCATCCAGCCATTTGGGGATGGTCAATGTCTTCTTAACGGCTCTATTCTCCATTTCATCGCGGAATGGAGGCATCCAGACTTCAACTAGCGTAACGACTTCACTAGACTCCGGTCTTAATGCGGACGGCGAGGAAGGCTCCGGGATTGCTTCACCATCCTGCTCCATTCCGTATAAGTGAAGAGCCATAGCTTCGCGCGCCATGCGAAAGGCTTCCTCTGGATCATCCCCGCAAGTGAGGCAACCAGGTAAATCCGGGAATGAAACGGAAATGCCGTCTTGCTCAAACAAGAAGAACGCCGGATAAATATAACGGTCTTTTTTCATTCGTGTATCCCCGCCTCTTAGTTTAGTTTGAGTGATATTTCAACATCTATACAAAAAGAAGTCCGGGAGGGGACTAGAGCTTAATCCCCGCCTGCTTCTCGATCTTCTTTACTGTTCCGAGTGGAATGTCTTTTCTAGGGTGCGGTACTGTCACTCGTCCGGGTTTAGTCTTGTGTTTGAACTGCCAGTGGCTTCCGGTTGTTTGTACCGAGTACCACCCGTCTTGTTCAAGTGTTCGTATAATTTCTCGTGATGAGTGACTTGCCATAACTCCCCTCCTTCTTGATCTAATTATAACACGTATAATAATACGTGTAAACAGTTTCTTGGAAAAAATTATGATTGTCTGTTCTTGTTTTGTTCTCATATAATACAGGAACAAGCGTTCGTTTATCTAGGGAGGGATAGGTGTGTTATCTGATATCGAGCGGAAGGTATTGCGAGTGATTAGCAACTATTCGGCAGGGCGGCGTAGAACACCAACAGTAGACGAATTGTGTATTAAGACTGGACGGGATAGAGGCGGCATCATGACGGTGTTGGGGGTTCTGGCGAAAGAGGAATACATTGAGTGGCATAGGTCTGAACCAGACAAGATGGAAGTATACGAAACGTGGGAGCGAAAGGGACGGTAATAATGGCAAAGAAAATCGATAATTTATTCGGCTCATCTCGGTTTGTATTACCAGAACAGCGCGAGCTCTATCTGCAAATGAAGGAAGACGACAAACTCGTACCTATGCCTATACTTGAGCAGGATGAACTTGCAACATTTGACTACCTACTACGGGATGCACAGCAAAAAGAAAAAGCAGTATCAATCACATGGTGGCGACATAAGAAAGACGAGCTAGGCACTATTTGCACTATGTGGGGTGCAGTGCCAGAGATCAATGCGAATACAAGAAAAGTAAAGCTTTTAACAGTTGAGGATGTCCAATGGATTAACATGGAAAGAATAATCGATGTGAGCACTTAAACAATACATTTTACTGCCCGCCACTATATTAATGGGAAGGCGGGTTTTTGTTGTTTGCGATTATATTTGGGCAACTTTTCATTATTTGGTAAAATGGAATCACAAAATAGATTTCTATGAAGGGATGGGGAGTTCTAAGTGACTATTGTTATAATCATCGTTGCAATCATAGCGCTTGCGGGATTAGCGAGTTTTATCGTCAAGAAAAAAATGGGTTACATTGGAATGGTTCAGACTAACTACGTTAGCGGAATAAAGGGACTGTCAGATGGAGTGAAAGTGACGTTGCATCTTTATCCTGACAAATTAGCTATTAACAACAAGCAATTCATTTCACTAGAACGAATAAAGTCAGCGAAAGCTTTTAACGAGGATCAGCTACAAGAAAAACAAAAATCCGTAATCAAGCGTGCTATCGCTGGAGGAATTCTTTTAGGTCCATTGGGCGCAGTTGTTGGAGGAATATCTGGTGTTGGGACAAAAACCAAACAGCAACAGGTACTATTTATGACTCTTGATTACACATCAGTAGACGGCAATGAGGAAAATGCAATTTTTGTTTCTGATGTCGCAGCAGAAAAAATGGCTCTTTTAAACTTTGCGGCTTCTTTAAACAAAAAGATTGGTAACGAGGAAAAAACATATCAGAATACATACGAAGTCTAATGGATTATGTACGATGAAAAGCCTTCTTCCAAAAACGGAGGAAGGCTTTTTTGTGCAAACATTGCAAACCAAATTGCAAACCGTCGTTAAGGAACTGCTTGGAACACAAAGGGATGGAAAATACAATTAAAAGGTATGGAATCAGGATTCTTCACGACCTCAGAACAAGAGAGGGAATCCAGAGGAATGCAGCAAAAAGATGTTCTTTATATTTTTAGCATGCGTTATGGTGTTAGGGATCGGTGTCAGCAGTTATGGTAATGAATTAAGCCCTGCGGCAAACGATTCTGCCGAGAGCATTAATCAATCCATCACATCGCTGAACTACGATACCCGCAATGAAAACATCAACTTCAGGATGCAAAACGGCACTTCCTATACGTCGTCAAACTGATGCTGCACATTCACGTTCTTCTCATCATTTCGATTATGGTAGGGAGCTTGTGCGCGATGCTTTGGAATCTCCAGCCAGAGGAGCAGCTTAAACAGACACAACAAGAAAGGGTGTATCGAGCAGCGACGGTTATCTTCCATTAAAGAAGAGCTGGCGTTTCTAAAACGATGGTGAAAGCAAAAGTCTTTCTTATTTGTCTACTGGTCCTTTTATTGGTTACTTCTGCACTGGGAGCTTACCACTTGTACGCAATGGAAAGGGCGATTGCCCGTGGAATCTATGCTGACTTACTGGATGATATGCAGGACATCGGGTATTTGGAGCCGACGTTAGCAGATTACTATCTTCTGAAAATGAAAGAACTGGGTTGGGAAGTGACAGAGGATGCGTTTGCCGGGAGCTGGCCTCGAACCGAGAGCGAGCGAGCTCGCAAAGAGACACAGGAGGCGATTACCTTGTCAGTTACTATCCAGCCTTCAAAAGTGACCCAATGGCTGCACAAATTTGTGGAGGGGGATACATCCTTTTCCTTTACGGGAAGCCGTCCGTCCGAATACTTTGATCCAGGGTGGTAG